GTCGTACCGCATGAAGGAAACCCAGGAAATGATGAACCAACAAATTTAATTATCTTTGCATTCCCATCCCGGGTGGTCCCCTTTTCAATTGCTATCCGGGTCCCTTTTCAAATGTTAGATGCACCTATAAAAAGGCAAACATTTGTTGGGCGACCGGGTAACGCCTGACAAGTTATGCTTTATTTATTCAATCGTGTTTTATAGTAAGACATATTGAGGTAATTTTGCAAACATCAAATCGAATTACGACATGGACACAACAAGGTCGGGCGAACAAGTTTCCGCCCAAATCGGCAAAATGGGTGTCGTTGCCCTGACGGATTCCGGCTTTTCCTTGCCGGACGGTCAGTGCTTCAACATCAAGAACGACGGCAACGCCCCGGTCACTCTATCGGTGCAGCTTGCCGGGATGCCTGACGGCGATTCCGTCACAACGCAATTTGATTGCGGGTGGAATCCCGAAATCGTGAAAAAGATAATGCCAACGTCGTTGGCGAATACTAACTTAAAATGGGGCTTCTAATATGGGTCTTTTAATCGGCACGGGCAACACAAAGCCCGCATTCGCTTATGACTATTATTACGGCATTGAATGGGATAAGACCGTTTCAAATCCCATTCCAACCCGTATCGGTAAGAACGAACTTCATCAGTCCTTGCCCGTTCAGTCACTTATGCGCCGTTGCATCCTCAAAGACGATGGCGCGGTCAATTACTACTTACACGCAAACGATTCCTCAAAGCGCGACAACGGCGCGGCGGCAAACCTGACCGGGGCGCACGGTCAATTCATGGTCGAGTTGCCCGACGCTTATATGCGCTTTGAGATGGACGGCAACAAGTGCCGCGCCCTGATGTCCGACCGACCGTTGCCGGGCTTCATCAAATGGCGCAAAGATTATGTTTCCGCCGATGAAGCGTGTGTTCAGCGGTCAACGAACAAACTTTGCGCGGTGGTCAACACCGATGCGGATTATCGCGGCGGCAACAACAATGCGTCGTATGATTCGACCGACCACACATTGTTAGGTCGCCCGGCAACGTCTATCAGCCTGACCAATTTCCGCGCATACGCCCGCGCCCGTGGGTCGGTGTCGTGGAACTGCAACCTATATCAGACATACCGCAAGTTGTGGTGGTTCTTTGCGATTGAATATTGCAATTTCAATTCGCAAGCAGCTTACAACGCCGCATTGACCGCCGACGGATTCCGTCAAGGCGGACTTGGCGCGGGTGTCACGACCCTTGACGGCGGCAAGTGGAACACATGGTGCGGTTATAATCCGTTCATCCCTTGCGGTCACACCCTTTCGTTGGGCAATCACACCGGGGTTGTCGATTATGCGTTGCCCGCCGGGTACGGCGCGACCCTGACCGTCGCCGTTCCGTCTTATCGCGGCGTGACAAATCCTTTCGGTCATATATGGAAATGGACGGATGGTTGCCTTTGCAACATTCAGTCCGATGCCGCCGGGGGATTATCGGAATTTTTCGTGTGCGACAATCCCGCCGAATTTGCAAGCACCATCGGGTCGGGCTATCAGTTACGCGGCAACTTATCCCGTCAAGATGGTTATGTTAAAGCCCTGATTCTCGGCGAACACGGCGAAATCATGCCCCTTGCGGTCGGTGGTGGCACAACGTCGTATTTTTGCGACTACTTTTATACGAACATTCCGGCAAGTGGTTCAGCCACACGCGGCGTTTTGTTCGGCGGTAATGCGGATTATGGTGCGGCTGCGGGCTTCGTGTCTGCGAATGCGAATACTGCGCCGTCGAATACGGCTGCGCATGTCGGTTCTCGGCTTTGCTTTTACCCAATCGACACCGCCGCGTAAGCGGAAATCGTTACCCGAAAGCATTTTAACGGAATCTTGAAATGAAAGAAAATGGGTTGTCAGGTGTCGCGGCGTTTTGTTCAGCGGTAATGCGAATAATGGTGCGAATGCAGGCTTCGTGTATGCGAATACGAATAATGCGCCGTCGAATACGAATGCGAATATCGGTTCTCAGCAATGCTTGTAAAAATATTGCATCACCTGAAACCTTGCCACAAAAACATCCCGTTCCGGGGGTGTATGAGTGGGGCGACCCACGGCAAAAAATAAACCACGTTGAACGGCTTTGGTAGGGAAACCGAAGAAGCCAATTATTCAAGCAAGGATGAAGCGTTTGAACAATCTTTTTGAAAAGGTCATAAGCCTTGACAATTTACGTCTTGCCGATGAAAAGGCAAGGCGCGGAAAGTCGCGGACTTATGGTGTTCAGATGCACGACAAAAACCGTGAAGCGAACATCCTTGCGTTGCACGAGCAATTAAAGAACGGAACTTTCAAGACATCCCCTTATCATGTTTTCACGATATATGAACCCAAAGAGCGTCTAATTTATCGCTTGCCGTATTTCCCCGACCGAATCTTGCACCATGCGATTATGAACGTGCTTGAACCCATTTGGGTGTCGGTGTTCACAAAGGACACTTATTCTTGCATCAAGAATCGCGGGATTCATGCTTGCGCAAAGAATGTGCGCCGGGCATTGAAAGAGGACAAGGACGGCACACGGTATTGCCTGAAAATCGACATCCGCAAATTCTATCCGTCAATTAACCATGAAGTGTTGAAAAGCATCGTGCGTCGCAAAATCAAGGACGCACGATTGCTTGCACTTCTTGATGAAATCATTAGTTCAACCGACCATCCCGGTTTGAGCATCCGCAATTTCGTTCAGGTCAACGGAAAGGTTGTCGCGGTTGACGGACAGAGTGTGCCGATTGGCAATTACCTTTCGCAATACTTCGCAAACCTGATGTTGGCTTATTTCGACCATTGGTTGAAAGAGGAAAAGCGGGTGAAACATTATTTCCGATATGCCGATGATATTGTCATTCTATCGGGTGATAAAGATTACTTGCACCAACTATTGCACGAAATCCGGGCTTATCTTGCCGGGTTGAAACTGACGGTCAAAAAGAATTATCAGGTGTTCCCCGTCGATGCGCGGGGAATTGACTTCTTGGGTTATGTCTTTTATCACACCCACACGCGATTGCGCAAGTCAATCAAGCAAAGGTTGTGCCGCCGGGTGGCACGTCTTAACAAACGGAAGAAGCCTTTGCCCAAAGAAGCGTATCGCCAACAAATTTGCAGTTGGTGGGGCTGGTGTAAATACTGCAATTCACGAAATCTTTTTAACAAACTAAAAACATCAATGCCGTATGAAATTAGTTTCAATCGCGCCAAATGCGCATTACGACATGACGCACGGAAAACCGAAGATGCTTGAAAAGGACAACGACGGTTCTTGCATCGTGCGTCTTAACGTCGCGCCCGAAAAGGGCATTCCCGGCGGTGACATCGCCAATCAGTCCGCCGACGCGGAGGAAGTGCAAACCGGGTGGTCTTGCTATGAAGTCAGGACATTTGCAGCTCCGACCAAAGCGAACTTGAAAAAGGCAATCATCCGTTCCATCGTGGACGAAACCGCCGAATTTGACCTTGTAAACTCCTACAACAAGCACACGTTGGGAATCAAGGTCGATGAATCCGCCGTGCAGAAATATAAGGACTTCTTGACCCTGACCGAAGAAATCGACGCGGCATTGGTCGAAGTCCTGAACGACTAACTTCTAACTAACACTTACTAACAATGGCAAGGTTTGGCGACCTCGGAATTGAATCCGGGGCAATCATCGGAAAAGGAATCGAGATTGAAGAATTGTTCGGCAAGCGCATCTTGATTGAGAAAACAAAGATTTCAAAGTCAAAGTTCACGGGCAAGAACAATTCGGGAATGCGACTGCAAATGCAAGTCGTTCTTGCGACGTTCAACGATTGTGCCGACGCAAACGGCGACTTCTTTGTGAAGAAGCCCGACGGCACACCCGACGGCGAAAGGCGATGTTGCTTCACCGGGTCGGATATTCTTATTGAGGGCATCCAAGAAGCAGAAGCAAAGGTTTCGGCAATGAACACGGAACGTGCCGGAAAGCACGAACCGCCCATTGAACTTTATCCGATTGACACAACCATTGTCAAAGTCGGAAAGTGTTTCAATTTCACTTAATATGACAAACGAACTCCATCCGATTTTTTCAGCGGTCGGCAAATACCTGATGGGGGCAATCGGCGCATTGATAGGATTCTTGCGCCCGACTTTCCCTTTCATCATCGTTTGCACCATCGCCGTGTTGCTTGATTGTTACACGGCATGGGCATTGTCGCGCCGCGTCAAGAAGAAGTTTCCCGGTGCTAACGATGGCAAGTTCAAAAGCCATTACGCCGGACGGGTATTTGTTACCCTTGTGAAAGTCTATGCCGTGACCGTGCTTGCCTATATGATTGACACAATCATTTTCCCCGAAATTGCGATGTTGTTGCCCAACATCGTTGCCGGAACGGTATGTTTTTGGCAAATATGGTCAATGCTTGAAAACGAATCATCTTGCAACAATGCACGGTGGGCGGAAATCGCACAACGCATCATGGTTGACAAGACCGAAAGGCATTTTGACATCGACTTGCACGAACTGAAACACCCTGAAAGGGGCAAGGACAAGGACACCCCGGCGACAACGCCCGGTGTCGAGTAATAAACCAAATCATTTAACCACATGGCAAATGTTGATTCCCTATTGCCTTACATCCTCAAATTTGAGGGTGGTTTTGTCAACGACCCCGCCGATGCCGGGGGCGCGACAAATAAAGGCGTTACAATCGCAACATGGCGGCAAGTCGGTTATGACAAGGACGGTGACGGCGACATCGACGTTGCCGACCTGAAAATGCTGACCGATGCCGACGTGCGAAACCGGGTGTTAAAGCCCGCGTTTTGGGATAGATGGAAAGCCGACCGCATCAAGTCGCAAGGTGTCGCAAACATCCTTGTCGATTGGGTGTGGGGGTCAGGCAAGCACGGCATTGTCATTCCGCAACGCCTATTGGGTGTCGTGCCGGATGGCATCGTGGGTGAAAAGACCCTTGCCGCCGTCAATGCCGCCGACCCCCGGCAGCTTTTCGACGCTATCTTTGAAGCCCGCAAGAAGTTCTTGCACGACATCACCAACCAATCAATCGCAAGGTATGAACGCAAAATCGGTCGAAAGGCGACGGCATCCGAATTGAGGAAGCACACCAACCAACGCTTCATCAAGGGATGGTTGAACCGCCTTGAAGCGATTAAACAATTCCGCCCATGAAACGTGTGTTCTTCTTCATTGTCGTTGCCCTGATGCTTGCGTCGTGTGCATCGACCCGCAAGATTCAGGAAACGACCGCATCCGTTTCGGTTGATTCAACAAGCGTCAAGGAAACGGCAAAGCATGAATCCGAAAAGGTTGTTGACACGACCCGGACGGAACACTGCAAAGTCGTGATAACGGAAATCATCTTTGACACCACGCCCGCCGCAAGCCCGGCGACCGACAACTCGGACGCAAGGGCATCGCCCGACACTTCGGCATCAGATAAGCCCGCCACGACACAAACACCCGCCGCAACCGTTAATATTCCCGGTTTCGGTCAGGTGTCCGGCAACATCAAGTCCATTCGGCAAACCGTTCTTGAATCCGACAATGAAACCAAAGGTGAAAGCAAGGAATCCGAAAAGCAAGAGGAATCCAAATGCAATGCAAATGTTTTGGTCGCCGAAGAAAATAACCAACGTGTCGAACAGCCCGCGCCCGACCCCAAGCGGTGGCGATATTACTTCTATCTTGCCGCCGTCGGCGTTGTGGTGCTTCTTTACCTGAAACGTGTTCCGATTATAAATTGGATAAAAAGAATTTTATCAGGGTTGCGCCGCATCTTTTGAAAAAAATTCTTAACTTTGCAACATCATTGTTGCGAAAGCCCCGAAAGGGGAACAATGATAATTCGCCCGACTTTATGCCGGGCGATTTTTGTTAAAATCGGGGCAAATCGTGGTCATTTTCGTGGTCATGCTTTTGCAAGAGGGCATAATAAAGACGGCTAACCTATTGATTAGCCGCCTTTTGCAAACTTTGTCAAGTCCTTGACATTGCGGAGAGAGAGGAAGTTCATACCTATCTCCCATGAGTCGGTGCGCTCGGGCTTCAGGTTGTCCATGGGATACTGGGTCAGTACTGACCATGTGCCGTTATTCCAGGGATAGGTGGGATTTGCCCAGTAGCGGGGGAACGATGTGCCCACCGAAGCCCATGATGCACGGATTTTCCAGTATGACATGATGTCGGGGTTGATGTTGATGCCATAGTCGCTGAAGACCTGGTTCATCAATACCGAGATACCTACCGACGGATAGAAGAACGATGACTTCTTGGAGTTGGGACCTGCAAGTGCCGAAGGCCAGTCGTTACGGCCGGTGAGGGTCAGATAGTAGGTGTTGCGCCAGCCGAGGTCAGCACTGGCATAGATGGACTGTGTCTGTTCGCGCCAGCCGGTCTGAGTTTTGCTGGGGTTGTTGTTGATGTTGTTGATTACAAAGAAGTTGGTCAGTCCTAAGGGCATGCCTGCATAAGCTCCCTCGCCGTCGGAAATACCGCCGCGGATGTCAAGGGCGTCATAGCGCATGTCGCTGATTGAGCCGCCGAAGTTGGCCTGCAGGTTGAGGTCATGGCCGAGGTCTTTGTGGAAGCTTACCAGGAAGTCGGCATAGGTCTGTTTTTCTTTGTAGCGGGCTGTGCCAAACCAGCCGCGTGACGACTTGTCGCTGAGTGTCTCGTGGGTCGAGGCGAAGCGCTTGTCGGTCGACTTGGTGTCGGTGTTGTCAATGCGTACGCGACCTGACAGGGTCAGGTAGGGGAGTACCTTGTATGACAGCTGTGCGCCCATCATGTAGCGGTCTTTGTAGCTGTCGCGGCGGTTGCGGTAGCTGACCCAGTAGGGGTTCTGCACGGTCATGCCGTAGTCGCCGTATTTCCAGTTCTGCTCGTAAATCTGGCGGTCGGAGTTCCAGGTCTCATACATGCGCACCTCGTCCCAGTCGTTGCCGCGGGGGAACAGGTAGGCGCCCACGATGGGGTTCATATATGTACCCTGGTTCACCATATTGCGGTCATCCTGCTTGATGTAGCTGGCGTTGAGGTCCAGGGTCATCTTGTCATCCAGGAAGTTGGTGGTGTTGCGTATGGTGAAGTTGTAGCGGTTGTAACGGTCATTGGGCACTATGCCGCGTGAGTTTACAACGGCTGCCGAGGCGTAGGTCTGGTTTTTCTCGGTGCCGGTAGAGAAAGTCATGGCGTTGGTAGCCACGATGCCGGTCTTGTAGAAGTCGTCGGCAACTTCATAGCCCGAATTATTATAAGGTGTCATCTTGGCGCCCCAGCTCCAGAATGAGGTGGGGTTGTAGGCTCCATACTGACCGGCGCCGTAGGTGTTCTGGAACTTGGGTGTCACGAAGGCGCGGTTCCATTCGACGTTGGAGCTTACGGTAACTTTGGTCTTGCCTGCCTGACCCTTCTTGGTGGTGATGACTATAGCGCCGTTGGCGGCCTCCGAGCCGTAAAGGGCGGCGGCGGCAGCACCTGTCAGCACTGACATTGACTCGATGTCGTCGGGGTTGATGTCGGCGATGGGTTCGGTTGTACCGGCCGATCCGAAGGCTCCGGTGTCGCCCTCGGAGTGGCCTGCGTGCATGGGCACGCCGTCAACGACATACAGTGCGTTGGATGACTGCATGATTGACTTTGTTCCGCGCATCACCACTTTGGATATACCGCCAGTACCCGATGATGAAGCATTGATGTTGACGCCTGCCACCTTACCGGCAAGTGAGTTGACAAAGTTGGCGTCCTTGTTGGTGGTTATGGCATCGCCTTTGATCTGCTGCACATTGTAAGACAGCGATTTCTGCTCGCGCTTGATGCCCAGCGCTGTTACCACTACTTCATCGAGGGCTTTGGCGTCCTCGGTCATAGTGACTGTGATGGGACCGGCTCCGTCGACCGTGACGGTGGCGTTTTTGTAGCCGATGTAGGTGAAGGTTAGCACTTGACCCTTCTGGGCCTTGACAGTGAAGCGTCCGTCGACATCGGTGGCGGCGAGGCCGCCTTTACCCTGTATACCTACGGTCACACCCATCAGAGGGTCACCATAGGTGTCGAGGACTTCACCACTTACTGTCATCGCGGCGTCGGGGGCTGCGACAGCAGATGCTGCAAGCGCGGCTGTGGAGCTGCCTTGAGCATAGAGCATAGGGCCGCAGATTGCTGCAGCGCACAATGCTACAAACTTAGGTTTCATGAAATCTAAATTCATAAATTCATGGCAAATGTTTGGTTAGTAATATGATAATGGATTATTTGGTTAAACACGTGTGAATGTAGGTTGAAACAATGTATGTCATGAGGCCTCAAACAATCGCGGCCGACAGTGTAAACATGAGGCTGAAACAAACCACGCAGGCCAATTATCACATACTATTTTTTGTTAAAAGTTTTGACGGTCTTAAAAAAAAGGTTAGGTATAGGCGGTTGATGCGCCCAAATGAAAGATAATCGCTACTTTTGTAGCATGATACAACGAGAAATATTTAAAGGCGTGAATTCCATTAAGTTCTATAATAGATTTAAGAATGACGATGACTGTCTGAGGTATATG